CTGCCTGCTGTGACATTAATCTCAACTTCTGCACCATATCCACGGGTACGACCCGTACCAAAGCGGAAGAGTGCTTCTTCTGTGCCATCTGCGGTATGACTTAATACTGTGGTGCTTGCGTCTGGATCAAGTGTATTGACCTTAATATTGAATGCATCTGCATTAACTGTGTTTGCACCCAACTGTCCACGCTTCCAACTCTTTACGCTAATATCTCCAAAGGTGTAGGATCGTGTGACAAGCTTACCTGCAATTGCAGTTGTGCCGGACTCAGATGTACTGCCTATTTTTCTGCCACTATCATCTATGGAGTTTTCTTCCATTAAGTACCAACCTGTGTCGTTACATGCGAACAATCTACGCCTTGTTGGTGCAGATCCATGCGAGCAAATTACCCAATCATCTACATGAAATGCTAGACTACCTGACATTGCTGGGTAGGAGTCAACACTTGTCCATGTCGATGTAAGTGTGTTAAATACGAAAATCTTGTTGGGTACTGTGCTAGACCCTGTAGGTACTGCAAGGTAGTATTTATTATCATACACCACACCACATGCAGTATCTGCTGCTGCGAAGTTAACCTCATCAAACTGATCTTGTATCGGTCTGGTCATGGGTATGGTTTCGCCACTTATTTTTGAAATTGCGACCCCAATTCCTTTTGCTGGATCTTGCCCAGGTGACAAGACAATGACCCCATTATCAGATAGGAAGAATGTTTGTGGCCCAGACTGTGCAATTGATTTGCGTGCCACACAACCATGCTGTCTTGTTATTTCGTAAGTGTTAGCTGCGGAGGTTGTCGCAATGTTATTTATCATATGAATGCTATTACGCATAAACACGATTAACTGATCTTCTTGGTAAGGATAAAAGCCTACAAGAAAATCTGCACTTCCTTTATTTATTCTAAATTGTGAGTCAGCAGCGTAGTAATTATCTGTGTCTAACAAATCAGACATGATAATGGACTAGTTACTGTCTGTGGGTTGTGGGATGATTAAGCGATTGCGAAAGAATACACCATAATCTGTGTTTGGACATGGTATGCGTCCAGCACCTGGGCTTGCATTTGCTTTCTCTTCAAAGTCATTGCTTACATCTCCATCCCATTGAAGTGGTGTTTTATCCTTACCACGAAACAAAATGAGTTTTTCCAATGCCTGTACAAAGCTCGCGCCATCTGCCGTGGCCACAACTTCACTGCCAGGATAATCAATATCGATGCCTGAGTTATTCGCATCATTCCAAAGGATTACTTTATCCTTGGTGGCAACTACCACATATTCATTTCCTGTTGCTGGATCTGAGTAGAGTGTGGATGCAAATACCATTTCATTCGTACCATTGTAGCTAAGTGTTACTGCACCTGCTAAAAAATCTATCCCCTTGCGCACTTCTGCAAGGTCACCAATCAAGCGCATATTCTCGCTTGTCTGCACAAAGCCCGGTTCTAAACTTGTTGCTTCTTGGTACGAATCAATACCACGAAATCCACGATCCCCGTCTGTAAGAACTTGGTCATCCAATCTACCCGATGTACGATAACGTGCCATTCACTTGTTCTTCATTTCCAGGTAGAGTTTTCTACCCATGTACACGATTGTGATTACACCTGCGATGCATCCAAATAAATCATCCAAGTGTGCCAGACCAAAGGTGGCAACTGTACCACTCATTCCAAGAATTGCAGTACGATCTATCATTAGAATAACCAATCTAATATGATGATGCCAACAACAAGTCCTACAAATATGGTTAGCATTTTGCCTTTCTTAGACATGTCCAAAAACTTGTCTCTTAATAATTCAAGATTTCTCATTACGGGAGGGTGGTTTTACAGGGAAGGGTGCGCGAGTGGCGTGTTTAATTGCTTCGGTTTGGGAGCATTGACGAGCAGTGCGCTTGGCAATAAATATGGGAATGGCAAGATAACCACCAAGTAATACTGCTGCTCCAATTAAAATATTTTTTATCGTGCTGGTAAACTTCTCAAAGCCTGACTTATGTTCCTCCATACCTTGTGCAACCAAGGCAGATACATCTCCGTGACTAAGTGCTTCAATGGTTTCTTCTGCTTCTATAAGGGCATCTTTGTTCTTTAATGCTTCTCCAGCTAGGACACCTGCACCAGCAGAAAGTCCACCAACTACAGGGCCACCTAGACTTCCGGCAGCACCACCAGCCAATCCTCCCACTAGGGGGTAGGTAGAGCGCAAACTGCACCCAGTAAAGCAAACAAGCAAAAGGACTATAGCGGTGTAAATCATTTGCCAGGAGAATTAAATTTCTTCTATATTTACAGCCAAATGATCGGCTTTCCATATACCATAATCTTTAATTAATAAGCACCATTTCCCTTCAATTTCTCTTGGCACTGAATATTCAAGCGTACCTTTTCCGTCAGGTATACCTAGAAGCTGTTTTAATCTTTCATTCTCGGCTAAGGCTTCTTCTTCTGTGTTATGTACTGAGTATTTCATATTAGCTAAAAGTTGATGCGGACATTGCAGAGTACTTGTTATTAGCGTAATCCTTGATTACATTTAAATCTGAGATTGATAAGGTTGTATTAAAAACTAAAACTTCGTGTATGCGCGCATCAAGACCTTGATAGTATCCAGCACCCAAGGTAGTTTGGGTTACGCTGTATGAAGATGTGATATCGTACACATTTGATCCTCCTTGATACCAATACTTAAAACTTGTACCTGCTTTAGTAACTACATGAATATTAGGATCAGTTTGGGAGAAGGTTGGTTGATTGGTTGTTTGACCAGTACCCGCAAGTTTTATTTGTGTGCCATACGCACCACCTGTTCCAAAAAGCGTGTTAACCGATGTTGCGGAAGTGCTGTTGGGAGCTAAACCGATTAAACTATTTTCATTTACATCAGTATTAGTCGCTATGATTACTTGTGTTAAACTCGTTGGTAGTGAAAGGGAGTTTGCTAAGTCGAAGTAATCACTTGAATCAAAAGTAACTCCTGTCAAACCAGCTACGGAATAATAAGTTGGTTGCTCGGACGCGGTAGTTTGGCCTAAATCATAATCAGTAGCACCTCCTGACCTATCACCCCAACTAGTCAGAGTAGCACCATTGGTTGGGTTATTAGCGTCATCTGCACCATCCATGTAATCAGCATCGAAGTGCATAATGGGTTGGGTAGATATGTAATAATTAGCTGAAGAATTAAAAAAGATACCGTTAGGATAGTTTAGGGCGTTAGCTCCAGGAGGTGATATTGCTTGTGCAGTTCCATCCAATACATAACTGTCTGTGCCTATTGGATATATATTTACAGAAGCATAGCGTCCAGCCGTTGCATTGTTGGAGTTATATCCGGACAATGTAGCTGAACCTGAAATAAGGACTTTAACTATTCCTGACCCTTCTTGAACAAGTGTACAATTGAATCCTGAAGTTAATCCGTCCGGTAATGTAATTGTGACATCATTTGCATTGCTACAAACAATTACTTTACCGTTATCACTATTACTAAGTGTACGAGCGGTTGTTGTTTCCGCTACAGTGCTAAAGAAAGCAGAACTAAAGTCTGTACTTGCGGATGTTGCCGCTGTGCCTAGTCCAAGATTCGTCCTGGCACTGGATGCACTCGCAACATCATTTAAATTATTTATTGCGAGTAAATCACCTTGCGGGGCGGCGGCTACCAGGTTGGCAACAGTTACCTTCTTGGTTGTTGCAGTTCCACTTACATCCACAATGGGTAAAACATCATCTGTGGCAGGTGTTGCCCCTAAAACAGGTAATGCGGTAATTTTTTTGTTATTTGCCATGTCTAATTATGTTAAAATTCAAATTCTAAAAAGAATCCATCTTCGGTCTGCATGAATGCACTTGCTTCTGTTAATATAACCAAATTAGGTACATTAGATGGTGTACCACTACCTGTGCCTGCGCGTCCTACGCTAAGATTGATGTCAAGAGTGAGTGCCATTAAATGTTGTACGCTATGACTGCACCACTTGTAAGTTGGATCTGTGAAATATTTCCATAAATCGCAGTATTTGCAGATAGGGTGGTTGCATCTTGCCCGGTGCAAATATCTGACAAATTAGTAATGTTACTTGTAATGCTTGCAATTACTGTGTCTTCCGTTGCGAGTATTGCAAAGAATTTACCTGTCGTTGAATCTGTGGTATTAATATAAGTACCCCCATTTAAACCTAAACCTCTATATTCTGATGCCATAATGTTTGTTCCTTTTATGCCGATGAAACGGCAGTTGTTCCGTACGTAATTATTTGTAAAGGAGTTGTTTGCCCCTCTTGTCTTTCGAGTTTATCTAACTCGGTTTGTAAAATTGCTTCTGCTTGTTGGTAGATAACTTGTGCCTTGTCGGTTTGCCCGTCTGTCTGCAACCAATCGCCCAGTGACCCCACAACCGCATACTCGCTGAATACATATGGGAAGTCACTTGCGTCACTTGCATACTCTGGGAATGGTGCGCGGTAATACACCCATACAGGTGCGGTAGAATTATGGTCTGGCAATATTGCTTCTCCATATTCGCTTGCACCTGTCACATACACATTCTTGTATGCAATATCACTTGCATTCCCATCCAATGGATCATGGTCAGTGACTCGAAATATCTCGCTTATAGTTGTGCCAAAGTCCAAGTAGCTCAACATGCTTGCAGTGGCAGTTGCTCCACTTCCACTACCACCACTTATTGTAACTGTGGGTGTGCCTGTATATCCTGTGCCATTGTTAGTAACTGCAATTCCATTTACTTCTCCATCTGCATTGATAGTTGCAGTGGCTGCTGCACTTGAACCTCCTCCACCACTAAATGCAACAGATGGTGCAGATGTATAACTCGCTCCTCCACTACCTACTTGTACGCTTCGTACACGCACATCTGGTATGACTTGTGTTATACGTGATACAAATGGCCATGCAGTGCGATCCCAGGCTAACTTGCCAAAGCGATTAAAGCTTCGTACAGCTGCGGTTGTCTCAGCAGTAAGGAAAGAATCCACGCCAACCATACTTACTAGGTTGGTCAACATGGTGCTTACTGCTGCTCTTCTCATGCGAAGCTTGTTTTATTAAAGCCTCCTTGTACGAAGGTCTTTTTGGAAAATGATTTTGCTTTCAAATGTGGGTTGTCCCGAAAGAACTCATTCGTGAACGCTTTGTCTCCCCAACATCCTTGCTTGTCTTGATGCCAGCGAAAATATTCACGGGCAGGTATTGTGCCTTTTAACTGACCTAGTCCTTCGACTTGTCCACCTTGACCATTCTCTTTACCACACTCTAACTCACGCTTTTTTGCCTCGTACTTTTCGAGGTCAACTTCGTAACGCAAGTGCTTGTCTAAGTTCTTCATAAACTGAGAACCATTACCTTGAGATGGTTGCCACTTTGGTATGAATATTTCTGCCATAATAAATTGATGTGGAAAAGGGAGTGACCCACATTGTAGATCACTCCCCAAATCCTAATTGCAATTAAGCAAATTGACCTAAGTCAACGATACGTAATCCGATAACAATTTCTCCAGCAGTTGCGGATGCAATCGCTGCGTCTGTTACTTCCAAGATAATGGAAGTTGCGGTGTTTGTTCCACCAACGGGTTGTGACTGACCACCTGTGAATGCATCTCCTGTGTTGAACACAGGTGCGGACATACCGTCCACATCAAGAGCATCAATGAACTCATCTGGATCACCAGCAGTTGTTCCCACATCAATGACTAGGGAAGTTGTACCAGCAAATGCAATACTTTCGTATACACCAGCTAACTCAACTGCTCCACCAGCAGGAATAGTAGCGATGGTCAACTGACCACCATTACCGATTGTTTGTAAGTCTTCGTAGGTTGCGGTGTATACATGCGTAAAACCTCTACCTGCTTCATTATTTGATAATTCTGACATATCTTGAATCTCCTTTATGTTAAGTGTTATTAGTTAAAGTAACCGTGAGCAACAGGTGACAAACATGCCAATCCAGCTACTACGTCTACAAAACCTCTGCGGCCGCCACCTTGATTCTCAAGCTCAGTTACAGACTCAGCTTTTAAGGACATCATGGATACATACTCAGGATCAATTAAGAGTCCTGCATCTGCGTCTACTGTGTCACTTCCGCTTGTTCTATTGATAAACAAAGAAGGAACGATTGCCACAGTCCCGAAATCTCCATCATATAAATTAACAGATAGCGTGATCTTCTTGCTCTCAGCATCTTGATTAACTTGATAGGTATTACGAGTTGAAGAAGACACTCTTGAGAAGTCAGAGATTTGCTGCTTCAATGCTGGGCCTGCAAGTAAGGTCAACTGTCCACCAGGCATTCCGTTTGCTTCGTAGAGTTCTTGAAGAACGCTATTGAAGGTTGTTTCGGTCTGCGTGGCAGTTGTGTCATTAGCAACATTCTGTGCGAATGCAGGAACGTCAGAAGGTTGTCCACCCACTCCAAGCCACTTTAACATGCCTCGTGTTTTGTAAGGTGCGCCTGCTCCAGCGTCTGCTTGACGATCTTGTGCAGAACAAAATGCACTTTCAATTGAACGTTTTACGTTTCGTACTGCTTTGCTTTCCGCGTTTGCAAATTCCGATGCGACACCTGCTGTGTCAACAAGCTCTTGCAGATCACTGGTCATAAATGTATCACGGAACTTTTGTATATAATTCCCAATACGCGCCCGGTCAGCAGATTGATTAGTGAAACTTGTTACGTCTTCGCCTTCGGAAACTCCACCAAACTCAGGTGAATTGAGGCGGTCAACTTGCATTTCGAAAAATGTTCCTGTTGCTTTTCCCTTTTTCATCAATGAAACAAAGGGCGTAGCCTCTGGCTCTAGAACTGAGATTATACTAGTTAAATCCTCTTTATTTCCGCTTGTATTGTATGTCGTGGCTTTAGCCATATCTATATCCTCCTATTTATTTTAAATTATTATTTTGCGATTGCTCGCTTTAGTTTTATGTAATTTTGGTAGTCTGCGATATTGCCAGATTTTTCAAACTTGGCATGAGCCGCTTGTACAGCTTTCTTATGTTTACTTCCCTCGGATCTTGGTTTACTTGCCCCTGCTTCTGCCGATGCGACAGGTGCAGTTGGTTTCTTCAATTTCTTCGGTTGACCTGCATTGGCTTGCTTTGCTTTGACTGCCTTTAATCCTTCAACCATAAGCCCAAGTGCAAAGTTGCTATTGGGTAGGTGGTCAACTAAAGGCTTGTAAAGCGGACTTTGTTTTACCTGCATGAATAATTGGTAGTCCTCACTTTCTCCATCACTTAGGAACTCAAAAGTTTGGGCTGCCTGTTGGTCAGATTGTTGACGTTCCTGTATCCACTTCTGTCTTGCTGGAGCATCTTTGCGAAGGATCTTTTTTGCATTCGCTTTGATTCTCTTTAAGTCAGCTTTGGTGTAAGTCTTGTCTCCATCCTTAACCACATATTCATTACCAGCGTCATCATACTCGACTTCGTTTTCCATCCCTTCGTCTGCCCATTCCATGAGCGTGTTAAGGTTCTCAACTTCTTTACTGAGTGCGTTGATGTCATTGACATTATGCAGTGCATTATCCTTGAGGAATGCAGGTTGTTCAGCAGGCACGGGTGCTTGCTGAACTTGTGCTTGGAGATTTTGGTTTTCAGCAAGCAACGCTTTCTTCTGGGCGGTAAGCTTTCCAAACCGTTTGATTGCAGAAGCATTGAGATGCTTGGCTAATTCCTTAGACTCCTCCTCGGACAATGAATCCAAATCCAGGTCTTTAAACTTTGAAAGAACATTATCTGAAGGTTGTACGGGCGGCTCAGTCGATTCCTCTTCTGATTCTTCCGGCTCTTCAGCAGACTGATCCTCTGATTCTTCTTCCTCTGTAGATTGTGCAACAGGTTCAGATTCCTCTTCGGTGGTTTCAGTTTCCTCGGTCTGGCGTTTCTGCATCAAACTTGATGCGAGTTCTGCCATTGAAAGGTTACCTTCCCCTTGCGTTAAACTATCAACAGAATTTTCGGAGGATTCTGAGACAACCTCATCAATTACTTCTTCCATAAGATCAAGGCATAAATTACCTAGTGTAGCAAAATGTAGCTTTTAGTAGCAAGAAAGGCAATAAAAAACCCTCTGTGACCAACCCCACATAGATCACAGAGGGTGTAATGTAACCAACTACTATACTACAACAAAAGGCTTACATTTTATAAAAGGTATCAAGTTCCTCGTCTATTGCTTCAAGCTTTCCACACATCATGTAATGTCTGTTTGTGGAGTCTACAATAGCTTTGGTCTGTAATTGACGAATGACTTCTTCTCTCATTGCTTCACGCATTTCGATGTACTTCTTAAAGTGTGGGTCATTCTGCAACATGGATAGTGCTTGGATTGCTTCTTCAGCATCTATCTCGTGGTAGGTTTTTCTTTTTCGGGGACTCATTGTGTATATCTAAATATTTCTCCTAGTATAAAAAATAGTGTATCTAATATTATTTCTCGCTCGATGAAGAACATGACCAGCAATATGATCCAATACACTTCTCGTTGTAGATGGGACACATTACTTACGCTTCCTCGCTGTCTTGGCTGCTTTCTTAAATGCCTTGGCCGTGGGTGCGCCTTTTGCTCCAGGCTTTCTCATCTTCTCACCACTACCTTTTTTTATACGCTTTCGTTTAGCGTGTATGTTTTTGTATAAACTCATCTAACAATCCCATGCTTTGCGTGACCAATAGTTGGCACTTAGTTTATTTGTTTTTCCTTTAATACCACCTGACCTTGCACAGTAGCTCTTCTTGCGTGCAGGTTGGTTCTTCTTGATACTTAAATTTGCGTCACCAAATCGAATGGTCTTTTTCTTTCCACCTTCAGAAGCATAGACTACAAACTTCTTTTTTCCATAACCAGGTTCACCTTTGCGGATACGCCTTGGGCTGTTTACTTTACTTGGTCTTCCGCTTGCCACCACATTTCTTTTTAGTCATTTTCTTCTTAGGTCTTCCAACCTTACTTCCATAAGTTCCCTTACCATACGGCATAATTTTATCCTCCTGTTGGTGCTGCTCCTGTTGTTCCAAATTGTGTGGGTGCTGCTCCCAGCCTTCCAATCTCAGCGTTTTGTTTTTGCTGAACCTGCATTTGTCTTTGTTGCATGTAGTTCTGTATACGCTCTTGTAATGCCGGATCTTGTTGTACCTTTTGTGCTACATCTGGTTGTTGTAACCATTGCTGGAACACTTGAAGTTTCATCTCGTGTGCATCATTAGGTTTAACATTAGGTGGTACACCAGCATAGATTTCTGCAATAGTCTGTCTCTCTTCATCCATTGCTTTCTGCGATGCGGTTTCCTTGGGAAGCATGATACTTTCCGCAGCCCCCGGTAAAATCTGCCCAACTGCAATTTGTAATAATCTCTCGGTATCCAGCGTGCCATTCTTGTCGAGTTGTGCGCCAAGTTGTGCAATTGCTTTTACACGCTCAAGCATTTGTTCTGGATCTTGTGTGGCAGCATCAAACTGCATGTAAAAATCAAATCGTTCACTAGGACTACCCTTGGCATACTTTTGCATGTCCTGCATACCTGTGACACGGAAGTATTCTTGGTCAGGCCCATACTGCTGGTAAAGGGAGTATACTTGATCAAGCACAAGCTTTAAGTGATGAAATACTTTATCAATCACTTCTTGTTGCTTCATCTGTGCTTCCACAGGATTTACTCCTGGTGCGTTTCTACCAAAGTATCTATCTGCTTGTTCCTGTATGTATCTACGAAGTTCTACATTAACTCCTGACCCACGGGGTGTGTCTGCAAATCTTACTTCACCAGGCACACGATAAGGTAATTTTACACCCGGCCCAAAACGGGAAGGGGCTCGCCCAAGAGGGTGTTCCAAAGGAGGTAAAGTTGTTAACGATTGTGCATCAATCGCTGCATCTGTTTCGACCTTGAGTACTTGCTGAAGGCTTTCAATAAGCTCCGGGTATGACCTGGACGAGTATAATTTTTTGTCTGTTTTTTCAAGTGTGGTAACTACAAATGGATATTGCCCATGCTGATAATCAAGAAGTTGATGCTTGGCATAAAGATCACTAATATGGGCATGGTAGATCGTGCAGTAAATACCGGGTACATTATCCTCATCCAACAGTCTTTGATAACAGTACACAATTCTAACAAGGCTATTATCATCACTTCTGGTAAATTCATCATTCTCACGCAGTTGGTAGATATTCTCATCTGTATCCTCGCCCTGCCCTGCTAGTTCAATCGCAGCATCCACAAACTCTTCTGACCAATTTTCGGTACTAATTTTAGACCTTAATTGCTCTGGGGTCATGCTTACCACATGAAACATGTACGGTGCTTCTTGTGGATCTATACAATAGCTTGGCCAAAATACATCCTCATCTGGTGCAAGTGCTTTGATCTTGGGTCTACTTACAACTTGGCGTGTGACAGGTACTGTGGTTTCTCCATCCTTACGCATTTCCTTTAACATTGCACGTGCTTTTGCTTTGCTAATATCAAACTGTGTTTTAAGTGCCTCACTTAATTCCTCGTCCATACTTCCATCCTGTATAGCTCCGGCAATCTGTGGAAGGACTTGGGCAATCTCTTCAAGCTTAATGGTCTGTTGTTGCTTCAGTTCTTGATTCTCGTACCAAGCATAATGAACCATCATACCTTTTTCAAAAAGATGATTTAATCCAAGTTCAATCTCAGGATAAAACTCCTGCATCTTGGAATTAATTAACCATCGTAAAAACATGGATACCACATTGGCACGCTCCACATCACTTGATTCTGTGGGTGTGGCTACAATGTGACCACGTCGAATTGCATTCATTGACATTGCCACCCGGCAAGTAATCAATTCATCTGCCATGCGAACTTCTTGATCGCTTGCACCAACCCAAGGAAATACCTCACCTGTTGAACTCTGGTTGGCATACTTCTTAAAGTCATCACTCTTGCCTGCCCATAAGCAATTACGGACATCATAGTCTCTTTGTCTACGATCTAACCACTCACCTAAATCACTTTGTGTACGCTTGAAGGCTTCACTAAGGTAGGCAATGTCAGGCTCTTTGGAGACATATAATAATTCTGGATCGCTTGCAGAGAGCATAGTGTAGCATAAAGCTACATTAGCCCCCTTATGTAGTCAACTTAATAACCACCACCACCTGTGACCTGTATGTCACGATGGGTGACATGGTCTGCCCCACTTACAAATAAATATCGCAGGCAGTCAATTTGGTCAGAAAAGTAATCACTCTTACTCTCCCCTGCATATTCAAGCATGGAAGATATTGTATTCTCGCATTGATCAGAGAAGTAAAGCTTGGGGCAATTCTTGTCTGTCATGGTTTCTGTATCATCCCAGCTAAGTGCATCATTAATCTTGGCAATACCTGAGTCTATAGACACACCTGGTGCAGCACGCATCACAAATCCCATGTTACTCATTGTATTGATTATATTACTTTCTCCCTCCTTTGTACGCACTGTGGCTGCACCCATTCGTGGGTCAACTATTCGCTCAAATATCTCCTCACCATCTTCCTGTGCTTCAAAGTAGGATAAGTAGTCTGAGTACCCCCAACCTAGAGGACGTTGTCCAGGCCCAGGCTTGCCCACTGCTTTACCAGCGCCATTAATGTGGGGGATTGCCCATGCTCCCATTGTACTATCTGGAAACTCACGATAGATGTATATCTTACCATCCTTGGTCACACCTGCCCATAATCCAACCCAAGGTTTACTACCACCTGGATCGCATATAAAGTAACGGGTTACATTTACAGATGGATCGAGGATGAATGGTATCTTACTATGTTCAATTACATTGGACTCACGCTGGAATTTTGGGAACTTTCCTTCAAAGCTCTTACTTGGTATGCCGAATAATCGAGCAAGCTTTACCTCCTGTGGTTGCTTGGAATAGGTACGCACAAGTTCATTGGAATCCACGAAGGGTGAATCCTGTGACCAGAAATAATATATCCGACAATCTGGCCAATTAGCAGACACTTGCTCCAAGGGCAGTTCCCTGCCCATTAACTCGCTGTATTTTGAACTAACTGTAGTAGCTCCTTTCAATAAACTATTAACTAGTGGCGTGTATCCTTGCAGGGTCGTAAAGGTCAGAATTACACGCCCGTGGTAGTCTACTGTTCTACCACCGACAAGCGTATTAAAAATATTCTCAGGTGCTTCCTCGTCAAGATGGATGCAATGTGCAGACCATCCCTCAAAGATTTGTGGGTCTGCCATGTACTGCCTGTAATTATTAAAGTATATCGTACTCCCACGCTCGGCATCTGGTGTGGTTGGTGGCAAGATTGCTTTACCAGCATTAAATCCATTCTTCTGAGTATATTGTAAAGAATGATTAGTTCCTTTTTTCTTACTTCTCTTGTATCGTGCAGGCAGGCTCTCGTGGATATAACGTTGGCTATCAGAAATTGATCTTTCCTCACTGACATGCATGGAACGTATCTCTGCTTCGGGTATGTTCTGTGCCAAGTGGACAAGCAAACGAGACGCAAAGGTGGTTTTGGACGAACGATTGCCTCCCAAAATAATATGGATCTTTGTGGAATCCCAATTTTCCATGACCCTACGCCACCCAGGAAGAGTCCAACCCCATTCGATTGGATCTTCCTTCTCGCTGTTTGGTTGATCGAGGAGCAAGCGTGTAAGTGTTTCTGCTCGTACAGGATCTTGTACAGCAAGCTTGTCTATCTCCTCATCTGACAATGCACACTCCAACTCTCCCTTTACATACTTAAAGTCATCTGTCCAAGGTACGCCAAAGCGTGCGTCTATTTCATCTGCATAGGTTATTTTACCCACGATTCAATATCTCTTTTCTACTTTTAACAGAAGATACCTTGATGATTTAGGCTCATGCCAATCTTCCAATAATGTCACCAACTTATTTAATCCAGATACATAAATGTCATGGTGTAATTTACTAATCCCTTTTTTGTCTATGCTATCTGTTTTCATTCCATGAAGTAATGAATTTAATTTAAGGTACAAATACCTTGCTTCATCTTTAGTTATGTTTTGTTGAGGCATACTTTATCTACCCACGATTCAATATCTCAATACCTACAATCATTGCTTCTTCGAGCGTGTTGCACGGGATTTCCTTTTCACTGATTGTCCAGCCTTCCGTATCCGTTCCAACGTCTCTGGGCTTAATTGCAAGGGTGGTGGCCCTAGCTTTCTCAAGTCGCACCTCGGTAATTTGGCAACTGATTCGGATATCGCTCGTCCGTATTTTTTCCAATAAATCGGATTGTATCCCTTGGGTACTTTCACTTGCCATTACATTTGCAGGCATCTTCATAAAATTGCTTCCATTGCTTGCCACATTGCCAACATCTCTGCCATCCAAACGGGGCTTTTCTTGCCCATAACTTCTGCTGCTCGATAGTCCATTCATCATCACCGTCTATCCACTTCATGCTTGCCTGGCTTGCTCCTCAGTTAATTGCTTTTCCAATTCCGCAACTCTACGTCTCAATACAATATTCTCATTGCTTAAACGCTTCACCCATTGAGGCCAGCTCTCTAGTTTCTTCCCTGTTGGTGCATATACATTCATTCTTCATCCTCCTCTAGTTCCATGTCGCATTCAAAATCCACAACATCCTCCTCAAAATATTCATCCACTGCATCATGCATGCAGTTCAATAAATCAGAATCCTCCAAGTCAGATTCCTCTGACCAGCGATGGATCAAGTTTTTCAACTCATGTATAAATTGTCTTTTTGCGTCTTCCATAATTTACTAAGTCAAATTTCCCCTTGCTTGGCATTCTGCGTGGTATCGTTGTCCGATACACTGTGCCACGCTTGTTGATTGCCAATTGATTCTTGTTCCAAAATCTGTGCCAAGCTTCGTTCATTTCTGCGTAACTTACTGAGCATTCATTTCCTTCCATAAACTCGTCCATGCTAATTCTGCTGTTTGGGGGACAACTCCATTCCCCAAGAGTGCAAGTCGCTTGTTCCTGTAGGAAGACCCATAAGGCTTTCCACCCAATCTGGTGACAACTGTTCTCGGTGACTCCCATTTGTATTGCTCCTCTCCTGGTCTAGCAGGCCAGCGTGTCTCTTGGCTTCCTCCGCTAATACCTTGCCACCTGTTCCTGGTCTCCTGCTTCCCGGATTGCCTGCTCTTGGACTTGGCCACATCTTTAGATCCCTGCCCAAACACTTCTGATTGGACTCTAGTGATGTCCTTGCTCCCTCCACATGGTCGCTTGCTTGTGGAGTTGCCCAAGATAAAAACTCTTTTTCTTCTGTGTGGAGCGCCAACTTCTTCCGCACTGAATATTCCTGCCGCCACTTTGTAACCATCTTCTTCCAAGTCGCTAATGACTGTGGAGAGTCCAAGCGAGATATGTCCTTCGACGTTTTCTGCAAAAATCCATTGAACTCCAATTGCCCTGGCGTGTTCTCTGATTCTAGGCCAGAGGTGTCTAGGGTCTTTTTCTCCTTGTCGCTTGCCTGCTGATGAAAATGGCTGGCAGGGGTAGCCGCAAGTGATTCCACGTATTTTTCCACGAAACTCTGATGCTGGGAAGGTGGACAAATCAGACCAGATAGGCGCTGAATCCAGCCTGCCTTCTTCAATTGCCTTAACCAATACTGCTTGGACATAAGTTTCCCGTTCGCAGTAGCAGACTGTTCTAACATCCACGCCCGCTCGCTTGATTCCAAGCTCCAACCCGGAGTAGCCGGTACAAAAGCTGATAATGTTTTGGGTATTATCCACATTATAACCTCACTGATTCCCACCACTCCTTGAGTTGACTATCCTCCTCGCTCAACTTGTCCAAGATTAACTGAAGGGTAAACCTTGCCATAGATAACTCCTTGTCCTTACTCACTGCCATTAATGACTTCTTTACATGCTCAGGCATGGGTACACATATACTTGTACCAGCAGTCATCTCCCCAAGATAATAATCCTTACTCTTATGCCTCATACCTGCCCTCTTTCCCATCCCTGACGCTCAGTCTCTATATTACCTTCCTCCTCCTCGTCCGGCATGTCTCCCACTACATCATACTCAACCTCATCTATCATACTAATCTGTCCTTTCCATCGTAGTTTCCTTCCAAAGTGTACATATCTGCACTTTCTCGCTTAACCTTGACCACACTACCCAATCCAAATCTGCCAGGCTTTGCCCGGAACTTGCCATGTGTGCCATCATCAAATTCTATAAATCGTAAATAAGGATTAGCAGGTAACATATATACCTTGGCCAAGCGTACTTCTCCCATACTCTGCTTAATCATCCCCTCCTTAATACTTGCCCTCTCCTCCTTCGCATCCTCATCCCCCTGCATACTCGCAAGATCCTCAAGCAAACTAACCATCTTCTTGCTCAATCGCTTGCCACTAAATGCAAGCCTGACAGTTACAGGCTTTACACCCACCAACTTACTAAACTCCGTGTAATTCATACACGCTCGCTTTAATACCTCCTGTGCTTGCTCAACTTCCATTTGTAGCCTTATGTAGTCTTACACTTGACAATGCAAGTATTTTCTGAAAAAAAGTCTAAACAATGGGTTACTTACATAAACGAAGATCAAGAAAACCCGGTACTGTACGTGGGTTCTGTGATGATATGACAAAAAATAATATAATTAAATCAGCAGCAAAAATTGCAGCTAAACAATCAAACGCAACAAAAGAGGCAGAAATCCTCAACCAACAAGATCCAGAAATACGTCAATCCATTGCCAATTTTCTACGCTATCGCTTGGACATGACCGAACAGGAGTTTCTCAACCAAGTAAATTCAAAGCTATCCACTATGGTGGCAGATTCACTAAACACACTTCATAACAAACTAGACGAAATACCACCACAAAACCTAGCCTATGCAG